GACATCAAGCCCAAGGATCTGATCGGTGTTCCTCGGAAGATTCCAGAACCCATCGACAGCGTTCCGATGGATCCAGAGATTGTGGACTTCCTAGCTATCTGGCTGGCCGAGGGTAGCGGATGCACGCTTAGCAACGGCACGCCCGCAATCGTCAGCATCATCCATCGATTGGCCGTGCGATTCCGGTGCACGCTCAAACAGTGGGCCGAAGTTGACTGGTACTTCCACTGCGGGACAAGATCCCATCCGATGCGGCGGGAGTTGGAGAAGTTCGGGCTGTGGGGCAAGACGAGCAAGACCAAGTTCATTCCGGACGACGTCTTCAGATTGCCGAAGGGTCAATTGGCCCGATTCCTGAATGTGTTCTTCGCGTGCGATGGATCGATTTATCCTCGTAGCTCCAGTGGTCAGTACACTGTTTGCATGGGGCTGGCGAACGAGACCATGCTTCGTCAGATCGCTTCGCTACTGCATCGATTCGAAATACGTGGATCGATCCGAAAGAAGGTTCATGCAGCTCGAAGCTCGCGAACCGGCGAACATTTCTTGTCTTGGGACTTCTCGTTCTCTGAATCCGAAGCGGTCCGTATCTTCTGTGAAGAGATCGGGTGCATTGGCAAGGAAGACCGTGTCATCGCTGCGCTCAACGGGACACGCAAATCGCGAGGGACATGCAATGAGTATCTGCCTGTATCGGTCTCAGATGCGATGTCGTCGCTGTGTTACGAACCGGTGCTACGGACACACCATGGTCTCAACGCGATCATCAGAGATGCCCCGACCGAACTCCTATGCGTCCTGAAAAACTGGAAGAAACAAGACCGCTCCAGGATCAGCACGTATCGCTATCGCCAACTGGAACCATGGACCGATGGCCGATTCAAGAACATCGCGAAGAGCGGTGTAGTATGGGAAGAAGTCCTGTCGGTGGAGGAAGACGAAGATACTGAAACCTACAACCTCACCGTAGAAGGCAACCACAACTTCATCGCCAACGGTTTCGTCACCCACAACACCGAGCGGGCGATGCGGTATTTCGTGATGCGGGCGCTCTCCTTCTTCGCCCACCCCGACGGCCGGTTCTTCGCCTGCGCACCGACGCACGACCACGCCAGGGATCTGTTCTGGGACGAACTGAAGGCACTCATCCCCGCGCGCTTCGTCACCAGGATCTCCGAGGGCAGGCTGACCATCTACCTGTGGAACGGTGCGCAGATCCGGGTTCGTGGGTTGGATGTGCCGTCCCGGGTCGAAGGCAAGCCGGTGGACGGCATGATCATCGACGAGTTCGGGGACATGCGCCAGGGCGACAAGCTCTGGGAGAAGCATCTGGAAGCCGTGCTGACGGAAGTCGGCCGCGAGGGTTGGGCTTGGATCTTCGGCGTGCCGCGCGGTCGGCCGCACTACAAGAAGTTCTACGAGAGCGCGAAGCTCGACACCCCGGACTGGGAAGACTTCGAAGGGTTCACGTGGAAGTCGAAGGACATCCTGTCTCCCGCCAAGCTCGAACGGATCCAGCGCCGCACCGATCCGATGACGTTCGCCTCCGAATGGGAGGCATCATTCGAGACCACCGGCACGCGGATCTACTACCAGTTCAACCGGGACGCACACCTCGTGCACTTGGAGTACGACCCGCGTCTACCGCTGGACGTGTCCGCCGACTTCAACATCTCGCCCGGCGTCCTGATCATCTCGCAGGAACAGCCCTACACCGGGCCCAGGGCCGACGTCGCCCACGTCGTCACCGCAGTCATCGGCGAAGTTTGGATCCAGACGATGTCGAACACGCCCCGGGTCATGGAGAAGTTCAACAAGGATTGGGGCCAGCACAAGGGACGGGTTCGGTTCTTCGGCGATGCAACCGGCGGCACGAAAAAGACGACGTCCGTGCGGGGATCCGACTGGGACATCATCCGCGAGATGGCGCGTGCGCAGTTTCCGGATCGGTGCACGTTCCGCGTGCCGCGCGGCAATCCCCCGGAGGTATCGAGGACCAACGCCGTCAACGCTCACCTGATGGCTACCGACGGCACGGTGTCGACCCTGATCGACCCGGACAAGGCCCCGCACCTCGTGACCGACTTCGAAGACGTCTGCCCGAAGGAAGGCACTCGCGAGATCGAGAAGGTGCAGGGTAGCCTGCTCACCCACACATCGGACGCGTTCGGCTACCGAATCTATGCCGACTTCCCGATCGACGGGGCGCAGTACGGCGAGGATGCGCTGTGGTAGGCTGATGCTCATGCACGGATTCCCGATCATTCCGCCGCCTGAACCGATCTCCAACCCTCGTCCTGAGTCGCAGAGGCCGCGTCCGAAGCCGCGCAACGAAATCCGGCCCGGACCTCTTTTGGATCCGGGCCGGGCGACTGCGGCGTCGTGCACCTGTCGAGCGCGACGATCACCGTAGGTAGCCGGGCTCACCCCGGCGCGGTCTGCTCTCTCCTTCGACGGTGGTCCGATGCCCAAAGGGCAGGGGCCACGCCGAACAAACGTGGGCGAGTCATTAGTTCAGGCCGTGACTCGCGAATCGGCTCGATGATCAGCAGGATCGGGAATGGACCATCGATGATCACGATGTCTCCGAATCCTGCGGTGGTGGTGTCGACTACTTCGAGCACGGCATCATGGAGCGAACGTGACGATTCCTTCCTCGAACGGAATCGTTAGGTTTTTCCCGTTCGTTTTCACCTCGTCAGGGAAGGGCGCGGCCATGTGTTCGAGCTTTCCGTAGTTCCCGATCCAGGAGACGCTGTAGTACAAGAGTGGGACTCCGGAACGAACAGATGCCATGACGCTTTGCCGCACAAACGTGACCGGGTCGCACGTCATCACACCCATTACCCGTCGGGTGGGGGACTCGTGCCGTTGTTCGGTCGGCTGCGGCGTATCCTCCGTTGGTAGCGGTGCACGCATGCGGAGGTTCAACGCCAGCACCGCCGACACAACCACCGTTTCGTGCTGGCCCCGATAGAACTCCATCGCCGACTCGTGCTTCGACACGTTCCCGGAGATCAAGCACACCATCGCCTTCCGTCCGATCAACTGGTCCCACTGTGGTGGTAGACCGAAGAGCGCGTCGGGAATCGCTAGGCAGAGCTTCCTACCATCGTCTGATGCCATCAGGGATTCCAGGACGGCGCGGCGGTTCACGGTTCGATGTCCCGGTATTCTTGCAGGATCTCCTGCGTAGCTTTTTCCATACCGTCTCGAAACACCTGTTCGTCCATGGCATCGGAGATGCTCTGCACCAGCGCATCGTCGTGCTGCCGGTTCAGTTCGTGGTGGTCCACCGCATCGTGCCACTTGCCGCACGCGCCGATCCCGGCAGGACTCTTGCCGGTTGCCCGAGGGTACTGTGCCAGTTCTTTGTCGCTGATGTCGAACGTGGCGCATCGCCATCGAGACTGTCCCCGCCACTTGCGCCAACACCACCACGTAATCCGCTCGCGCAGCCGATGCCAGCGTGTGCGCCATGACATCGTGGACCGTCGCTTCTGTAGTTTCATCTCGCTAATACCGCCTTCGGGACCACGCCCGCGCCACTGCATTCGCCACAGTCATTCCATGTATGGCGACCCGAGTTGCCGGATCCCTTGTTTCCCTTGCACGCCCTGCACTCCACAAGATCCCGCATCGCGTGATCTGATCGCTTGACCATCCGGTCGAGTCGAACCAATGCATCTGTCATTATCGCGACGTGACGATGCACATCGTCCCTGAAGTCAATCAAACCTCGGTAGGCATCAACAACAGTAGTCGGCTCTTGCGATCCGTTCGTTCGGCCGCCGACACTAGCGAACTCTTCGTTGTAATCGGGAGGGTTGTCGTCGAAGGATCTCCGAAGCGCTATCGCCGACATGTGGATCGACAGAAGACGCTGCATCGCGACGCCTTCTTCTGGATAGAACGACTCTCGTCTAGGCTTCGATGTCCAAGCCTTTCGGCAAGATCGGCACTCCCAGACTGGACGCGCTACCGTCGGTGGTTGAAGCATCCGATTTACACCGGTACTCGCTGATCGTTGGTAGCAGAACGGGCAGTCACCGCGTTTCGGTCTCATGGGTCAGTCCGATGGATCCGCTTGTTCGGCAACGATCGTGGCAAGGCACTTGTCGCAGACCGCGTAGGTATTCACACCGCCTTCGACGTCGACTCTGAGAAATCCCGGGAAGTCCCGCGGCTTCTCACATGTCTGGCATCCACAACGCACGATCACCGCTTCCGCCGACCGCCCTTCTTCTTCGTCACCCTCTTGGGAACCGCAACCTTCTTCGTGGTCTTCTTCGTCTTCTTCCTGGCTGGGATGTGTCTTGGCATGCTTTGCTCCTGTGGTTGGAATGCCGCCATCGTATACAGAATTCAGAGCGAGTCGACTGAGTTCATGGCTTGATTTCCTCCCGGTCCCATCCGGCCCCGTTTTTCTTGACAGCGATGAACCGGCGATCAGAGAACAGTCGGGCAGCTACCTTGATTCGCACTCGGGCCGCTTCTCGCCAGTGCCCCTTGACTTCGTGGTATTCCAGAAAGCCATCGGCAAGGACAACCTCGAAGTCTGGCGTGTAGACCGATCCTTTCCCGAGGACGAACTTGATGCGTTCGAAGCCATACGATTGGATCCTGCCAGTGCGCTTGAGCACTTCCAACTCGAACGCATAGGCCCGCTCGGTCTTGTTCATGCCGTCCGCGCCCTTTTGGACACGAGCCATGACCGGGCGCTTGTAGGTCAGGGTGAGTCTGCTCGTTGGTCTATCCATGTTCGACCTGTTCTGGAGTCCACACGACTCGACGGCTGGACTCGACGCGATGCAACGGCTCGGACAAGAGTCGACACACGATGGACGCATTGAAGACACGAACTGGGAACCGGACATCGTGCACTTTGACGTCACCATTGCACGCCTTCGGGATCACGGTGTCGATGGCGTAACGACAGGCATGGAACTTGGAGTTTTCGCCGTGGAAGTACTTCGACCTTCGGATGGTCACGCCGTCCCCGGGGAGCGTCTGGACCCAAGTTGCGCAGTGGAGAATCACTTGTTGCACACGGCCCGGAGGTAGTCGCTGCGCTCCTCGTTCGAGAGCTTCGTCCAGTACTCGCACTTGTCACGATGCTGGTAGCCGGTGCTGACGTCCCCGCATGAACAGTGGACGGTGTCGGTCGGCCTTCGACGGCGCCGACCGCCGCGGCCACGCTTCTTCGTGCCACGGCCCCAGGTTCCATCCTTCTTCTTTCGTCGCGTCACGGCTTCTGATCCACGTAGTCCGGGTGCTGCGACTGCATGTGCCGCGCTACATTCTTGAACGTGCGATTGCAACACGGGCAGATGCCGTTGGCGATCCGGTTCCTCATCTTCGTGACCTGACCCTTGGCGGCGGCGCGCTGGCGGGCGAGTAGCTTGCGTGATCGCTCGGTGCGTTGATGACTCTGGCGCTCGCGCTCGAAGCTGGCGCTCTGCTGATCCAGCTTCCGCCGTAGCTCCTCCTCCTTGTTCTCGCCGGAGTAGTACCGCCGATGCCCATTCGGACACCAGAAGACCTTGTGATCGTTCATGCGTGCTTGCCGGAACTCGGTGGTCATGGCGAACTGGACTCCGCATTCGCCACAGCAGACGACCTCGTACGTCGTCGTCGTGTTGGTGACTCCGCTCATGCCAAGTCACCCTTGAACCGTGCCTGGATCCCCTCGCCCATTCCGATCAGGTAGTCCATCTTCTTCTCGTCGGCCAGCGTGAGGACGTCGGCATGCCGTGCCGCGAGCCAAGCGAAGTGTCTGCCACCGGATGGGGATCGCGGATGGGTGTCGTCGGTGCGCACGTAGTACGGCAGTTCCAACCGACCGTCCTTCCAGAAGAACGAGTCGAAGCAGAACCGCGCGATGACGTTCATCATGTAGCGCAACTCCGCGTCAAGGAACTCGACACCGTACGTGGCGAACATCTTCCGCGCTGCGTCCAGGCCCCACCACCAGATACCGATCTCGGCGGGGGAGTGCTTGCCTCGACCCTCGAAGTTGGGCCAAGGCACGCGGCCGTTCACCACGGCATCGCGGAACTCGTTCACCTGATTGTTCAGCCGTTGCGCTGACCGAATCCCTACCTGCTTCGCGAGTAAACTCTCACCGGCAGCGAACAGCGCCGGGACACACTTCGACGCGAACTTCGGGATGCGCCCCATGGCTCTGGCCTGCCCCGGATCCCACTGGTAAGTGCCCTTGTCATGGCCCGGGATCTGGAACAGGAACCGGTTCGCCGCGAAGATCACTTCCCAGCGCAGCCCCTCGTCCCATGGGTATTCCGTGTAGACCTCGCACAGCGCATCGTAGACGCTGAAGTGCTGATCGTCCGCTGTGCGCATGTCGCCCTTGTCGCGCCACGGCTCCGATGGGTGCGTGTACTCGATCCACGTCTTCGTATCGCGATGGAAGTGCGTTCCGTCCTGCAGCACGGCCTTGGGCCAGTCCGATTCGGTTACCACGATGCCCGTGTCCTTGTGCACGAACCGACCGCCGTAGCGCGCGTGCGCGTAGAGTCGGCGGCGCCAATCGTCGATATCGCCAGTGTCCAGTGGCGTCGTGACCTGCATGTAAGGCCAGTGTCCGCCGGTCTGATTCCCATCGTGCGGGACGTTCTTGGTCTCGTCCTTCGACGTAGTGACTGTGCCCACCGTCCTGGTTTCGAAGTCGAATGGGAAATGGACGGATGACGAGCCCTGACCGTGCACAACCATGCCGCCGTCAGTCGTATCCAAATCGATGACGAACCCGCGGATCTGGATGCTTGTATTCCGACGCCAGAACTTCGGAACAATCGTCCCCGTGTGTCCGTACCCCATCGTCGCGAAGCATTGTCCCAACTGGTTGCGAGGAAGGAGCGATACCGCGAGCTTCACCCAGCGGTCGTGTTCGAGGTTGAAGTGCCGATCGAACACGCGCAGGCCGTTGCGTTCGGTCATCGCTGGTTTCGACTTCACGAGCGACTGCCCTTCGACGGTGAAGTCGCCTCCGGCTGCGATCCATGCCGCGATCGACTCGTGATAGAACGATTGGTCTCCTGTGTTCTCGATCATGTGTTTTCGACTCCTACTCCCTTGGGTTCAGGCATGGGACTTCCCTGTGATTGGAACGAACGTGTGCAGCCCGCAGTCCATGCAGTTGATACTCGGCTGGACCTTCTTCCCGTCGTCAGTAGCCTGCCACGTTGGATAGGGCAGCATCGATGTGTCGCGCTTCGACTTGCAATCGTGCTGCAACCAAATGTGCTGACCGTCTTCGTCAAGCCACGCCTTCGCGGCCATGAAGAATCCTGGGCGTAGAGTCTCACTCATGGTCTTCTCCTACTCCCTTGGGTGTGCAGTCCGGGCAGTAGTGCTTGCCGTTCTTGACGAACCAGCCTGCTTGACGAGCGTGCTCGCTTGCTTCCTTGCGCTCGATTCGGTAACTCGCCGGGCCTTCCGTCCACAGCGAACAGTCCTCGCCATCACAGAACACGTCGGTCGTGATCGTGTAGCTCACGACTCTTCTCCCTTGGGTGCGTTGTCTAGGGCTTCGTAGGCAGCGGCAAACTCCCTGTGAGTGTCGATATGGACCCGCAACTTCCGGTGGCTACCACTTCGGATGATGTTCAAATCCGCCAGCACCAACCGTCCCTTCTCCACCACCTTCTCAGCGGCTTTGAGTTGGGCCTTCGCATCGGCTAGCAGCGCGTCTGATATGTCGTGCTCAGCGTGAGCGGCGGCGAGGGAGACCCGCAGCTTGGCGCTCTCGGTCTCAAGGGCGGCGAGGCGATCCTGAGCGTCATTCAGGTGCTCCCGAAGACCCGTTCCGTATTCCCGCTCCGTCATCAGCCCCGACCCACCCGGCTTCAACCGAAAGACCTGTGGTTCCCACACCCCCGGCAGATCCCCTGCCTTACAGCTTTCATCCGTCAGGCATACCGCCAACCGAACGCCGTCAAGCCCGTCGTCTGGTACCGAGACTGCTGCCCATTCGAGCATGACGGCTCGCGTGTCTTCAACTGTAAGCGTCTCGTCTGCCGATGGTGTGTCCGCAGTAGGAGCAGGATGCACGTCGCCATGCTTCCGAGCGTCGGGACAGTTGTCTCCGTCAGGACAGGGGGCGGTAGTAGAGTCAGTCATGCCTTGCTCCTCTTCACTGAGTGCCTATCGGTCATGTTCGTCGTTCCTGTTCACGTCCACCAACTCGGTCGACCATCGGGCACTATAGGGGTGGCGTTCGATTGTTCAAGCGAATCCAGCGGGTTTCGAGAATTCTACGGACCCATCCCAGCAGCCACGATCAACTCCCGCAACTCGTCGACTTCGGCCCTCAATTCCTCATCCATGATCTTGCGTTGGGAGTCGATTAGATCCTTGAAGACCTGGGCACCGTGCGTCGAGATCTCGCCCTTGGATAGAGCCTGAATCACGATGTCCATCGATTCAAGGCATCCCTTCGCGTCGACTGTCTTCGGAAGGTCCAAAAGATCGGATGCAGGATCGCTGGGGCGACGGGGCCGAAACGACGGCGACAGGTGCTTGAGCAGGAATTCTGTGGCCTTCAAATCGCCAGCTATCGACGCCGCCACCATCTTGCCCAGATGGAAGGCAGTGAACTTGGCCTCCTCCCTGTTGCATCTGTCCGAAAACTCAGCGTCTTCGCTCATCCACCGATAGAGCGTGGATCTTGCTATTCCAGCGGACTTTGCAGCTTGGAGCTTACATCCGAACCCCTGCAATCTCTGGAAGATGATGGCGTCTGTCTCCTCCGAACGCTTCGGCGGTCTACCTGTTGGCTTGCCTGTTGGGGTTGCCATCGGTCAGACTTTCAATGCATCGCGCAACTCTTCCACGCTCCCGATCCGCGTCATCCCGGGATCTCCCTGAGACTCTTCTTCCCGCTCAACTACCGCAATGAAACGGATGTCGGTTCGCTCTGCGGCGACACGGATCGATCTGATCGCGGCGATCATGAACGGGCATGCATCCATGGCGACGATCAGGGAGACGTTTTCGGAGTACTCGCCCTTGAACAAGACGAACAGCCGCGCCAGTTCCCGCAGCTGCTCTGCCTTCCACATGAACACGGATACCGGCTTCTCGTACTCGCGACCACGGTTCCCAGCGATGATTCGTACATCGGAGAACCCACCGCTGCACAACGCTGCGACCCATTCTTCCTCCCGATTCGGCGCTTCCGTCGGGTGCTTCGGCAGCAGGATTGCGTAGGTCTCGTCACCCACGTTGCAACTGCTCCATCAGTAGGTCGTAGAGGATCCAGATGTCCTGGACCCGGTCTTCTACGTTGTGCCCATAGATGCGCCTGCACACCTTGCACAGGTTGCCGGGTATTCGATCACCTTGCCCGTGACGGATCGCGTGCTTGAAGTGCTTCACCACCGTGTTCTCGCGATTGCACTTGTCACACTGGCCGATCGTCTCCTCCAGTTCCTGGGGTGGGTCGTTAGGCATTGGATTCCTCCAAGAGTTCGGCCTTCTCGCCGGTCAACTTCTCCCACCGCTGAATGATGACGTCGATGTAGCGTGGCTCGATCTCGATCCCGTAGCAGGTTCGACCGAGTTGTTCGGCGGCGATCAGGGTGGTGCCGGAACCGAGGTACATGTCAGCCACCGCTCCCTCCGTTTTCGTCTGTTCGATACACCACGCCATCAAGTCCACTGGTTTCTGTGTCGGGTGGACTCGCGGCGCTCGCTCGCCAGCGCCCTTGCGGTACATCCCCTGCCATGTGTGATGAAGGAGGCGCGCGGCGCCAGGGAGATTCGTCCAGGCGATCTCGCAATCTCCCAGGCTCGACTCCCTGAAGGCGCCGTCCTTCTTGTCCCAGACCAGCCATTTTGAGGAGGCGGGGAGCTTGTCGGCGAAGTGATTTCCGCCCCATATCACCAGCGCAGGCGCGAGGTCGAGCAGGTGCGACGGGTCGAAAGGTTTGTCATCGCCAACGATCGGCGGGGCCTCATGCCGGGGCGCCGCCGTGCCTGGGAAATTGCCTGCCGTGCCCGATTTCCCCACGATCGAGATCCCATACGGTGGGTCAGTCACCACCGCGTCGAACTTTGGCAACCGCGCCACGTCCTCAGCCTGCGTCGAATCCCCACACAACACCCGATGATCACCCAAGGCCCACAACTGCCCACGCTTGGCGACAGGTTCCACTGGAGGTTCCGGGATGTCATCTTGGATCACGTCCGGTTCGCCTGCGATGTCGGCTAGTAGTTCTTCCAGTTCCGATTCGTCGAAGCCCGTGGCCGACAGGATGTCCGGATCCTCGGCTTGAATCGACGCCAACAGCTTCGCAAGGGTCTCGTCACTCCACTCGGCCAATTCGCTGCTACGATTATCGATTATCCCGTAAGCAGTTGCGGCAAGGTCCGGTTCGTCGATGACGACCGCGGCGATGGTCTTCCACCCCAGCTTCCTGGCGACGATCAGGCGCGCGTTTCCGGCCCGCACGATCATGCCGTCTTTCTGGACGACGATCGGCTGACGCTGGCCGTACTTCACCAACGAAGTCCTGATCACTTCCAGGTTGTCTTCGTCGTGGATCCGGGCGTTGGTGGGGTCGAGAGTGAACTCGTCCACGGACCGCGCCAGCGGCCGTAGCTGTTCGACGATGTGCTCGTTCTCGTCCTGCGTCATCCAGCGATCCCTCTCAGGTCCGCTGTCCTGTTCGCCCCTCTCAGGGCGGGCAGCATGTTCGTCACTTGGTTCTCGTTTCCGGCCTCTCAGCCGGTTCGGGTTGTTCCGGACGGCGGGAACCTACAACGAATCCGGGCCCGTGTCCAGTCAGGGCGCATCTACGTCGACTTGGATCATCTTCCCCTCGATCCAGGAATGGAGGCACTGCGGCCAGCACAGCAGGGCGCCACCGGCATCGACATCCCCGGTTTCTTCGTCAACCTTCCACAGGTATTCGCCTTCGGTGACGATCTCGGTGAGACATCGATTCGTTCCGGTTCCGACGCCGTAGCGGTTCAGCAACACCCACGGCTTGTCGAGTCCGACGTGCTCGCCGCAGTAGTCGCAGCGGGTTCGACGGGTCGATTCATCGTCCATGGCGGCGGTTCCATGCGATGACGGGACTGGCGCCCTGGATTTCGCTTACCATAGATCCTCTGTGAATAGGAGGACGTGGTCAGACGCCGTTGGGAGAAGTTGGCCCGCCCGACGAGCAATCTTTTTCGCCTGGGCCCGCTCCCAAAACCTGCCGAAGTTGTCGACGAATCCCTGCACACCCCTGACCGGCAACGTGACCGCCCGCTCGGCAAGGTGCTCGATGATGTGATGGTGGCGAGACGGGGCGTCGAGAACATGTACCGCTGCGTCCGGTGTCCGGATGGCAGCCGCAACGATGCGGGTCTCGTCCTTGGTAACTTCGTTCACAACCCGTCGCGTTCCCGCTGCTCGCGGATCCGCAGCGATGCCTGCTGGAGTGCGTTGCCCGCTTCGTGTAGGGCGCAGGCAAGGCACTGTTTGACCGACCTGGTACCTGACGTGAACTCGGTCTCTTCGCACCCGCATGGATGAAGCTCCATCGACTTGACGCCTATCGGCTCCGGTTCTTCCAGTTCGTCAATCATACCCGCCTCCCACACAGTACACGCTCCTGCCCTGACTCCCAGGGGACGTCGCGGACGCTGATGCCATCGATCCGGACTTGTTCCATGTACAAGACCTCTGCCCCTGCCAACATCGGGATCAGGATACGACCGGATCCGTGCGGGACGGAAACGAACGCAACCTCACCCCAGTCCGCCTCGGCTGCGTCGAACGTGATGTCCTTCGCGTTGTTCCAATTCTCGGGAACGGCTACGCGGGAATAGCCCGCGCCACTGACCTCGGTGCCGTCCTGGTGGTGCAGCCCGATGCCCTTCGGATCGTGGATCGGCTTCTTCGGCTGCCGTGCACCGGCCACCCTGCCGTCGGTGATCCTACGAAGGACCGTGATGGACGCGACAGCGCCGCCGAACAGTGCGAAGAACTCTCGTCTGGTTGGAATCATGATTCATCGGCCGGCGAACTGTCCGGCCCCTCGGGCTTGGATTGTAGCGAGATGGGCGCAGCCAATGCAGTATCCAATCGGGCCAAGATCTTCCGATCGACGATCATCTCACGAAAGTGATCGAAGGTCGTGGTCTCGTAGGCGCTGTCCGATAGTTCCTTCGCGATCGTCTCAACCGTCTCCGTCTTCGCTGCATGTGCCTGCCTGACGAGTCCTGCCGTCTGCTCAACGGTCGCCTTCACCAGTCGCTCCAGGTAGTTGGCTGCGCCGAGTAGGTCGCTCGATCCGATGTGAAACTCGGCGTCCATCGGGAACTTCCACACCTGGGCGAGACGGATCACCCGGCGAACGTGCTCCTCCATGGATACCTGTAGGTCTTCGTCAGTCATCGGATTCGTTCTCATCTGAGTCGACAGATGGCGTTGGCCTCGTGCCGTAGTTCGTCTCGGTGACGAATCTCAAGTCGGCCCGGTTCACGTCCGATGGATTGAAGGGGTTCGAGTCCTGGAGCGAGAGCGCGTAGGAATCGCCGTCCTTGTACAGTTCGTAATCCCGCTGCACCGGTGTTGGTGTCCCGTCTACTTCTTCGATGAGCCACGTCCGCACGATGACGATCATCATTCCAGCGGCGATCGAAACGCGATGAGGCGGAATGTATCCCCCCATGATCACGCGTAGACTGTTGTCGCCCTCGATCGAAAACAGGGTCTCTCCATGCGGTATCAGGCCGCGCGCCTTCTCCATGTAGTCGAAGAGTTCTGCGGTTGGATCTTGGTCAGCCATCGGATTCCTTTGGTTCAGGTAGGCCAGCGAGTGCGGTACGCCAACGATTCAACTCCTCTTCGCAACGCGCAAGCGCATCCAAGAACTGGACGTACTGCGGCGTCGGTCTCCACGATGTGATTCGGCTTCCGCTGGTCACGTTGCCCGCATCTCCCGCTCGATCTCAGCGACGATCAGTGCGCCAGCGATCACCAATTGGCGAACACGATCACCGGAGTGCTTCTCGATCAGCCCCCAAGAATCCCTGGTGTCTCCCTTGATCAACGAAGTTCGTTCCAATGGATCAACAACCATAGCATCCGTCCCATTCACGGCGAGCGCCGCGGCGATGACGGCCATCGCACCATCGCTATGCGTGTCGTCATGTTCCGCGGTCCATCCCTCGTCGTGCACTTGCCGCCACCGTTCGTCGTAGATCAGATTGACCACCGTTCTCGTTCTCGTTTTCATGTCGGAACACTCACCTTGTTGTAGATGCACAGGTCGCGGCCGTGTTGGCGCCGGTACGTGCGCGACGGTCCGGTCTGTGTCGGGTCGTACACCTCGCACCCGGAATCCTCCAGCATCTGCATCGCGAACAGCGCCGGTTCACAGATCCTGCTGGCCCCGACTTTCTGCTTCGGCGACATGTCGGGGTGCGGCATCTTCCACCGCGCCCGGTTGAAGTACGGGCCCATGCTGACGTGCTGGACGTCGCCGTGGTGGCCGACCACGAGTTGACAGTTGAAGCTCGGGCCGAGGATTCGGGCCATGCCGCCTACCTTCTTGCGCATGAAGTCCATGAAGATGATCCACCACTTCGACCCTGGCGACGGGTTGACAAAGTCGTCGTTCCGAGCCTCTTCGCCCTCCAGGTCGATGATCTTGACGACGTGACCGAACGACGTGTACGTGCCTGACGTCATGGCGTGCTGAACCGCGCCAATCGCATCGTCTGGAACGGCCAGCTTCTCCTTGAACTCGAACCACGCCACTTCGATGTCATCAGGAACCGCGATGCGGCGCCCCACGATTGGCTCCGTGCTCGGATGCGCGGTCCGGTAGTCGGCACAGTTCGTGATCTCGAACACGACCGCGTCCTGCACCATCGGCATCTCGCGCGCCTTGGTTTCCTTCCCGTCGCGCATGTTGAACAGGGGGTACCAGTCATCCACTACCAGTTGGTCGAAGAACAGCATCAGTTTTGGCTCGGGGGTGGGGGTGTAGTAGATGGCCCATGGCCGCGGATGCCGAATTCCTCGTCGTGTTGGTTGAACCGCTGTGAGATCCACTCATCGATCTCCTTCGCACAGCTTCCGTCCGCCACGATGACGATCAGACCGGTCGATGAATTCGCCAATCCAATCCGGTCATCAGGACCGTAGTTCTGGATTTTGTGCCATAGCCGCTGCGCGGCCCCGGCTACCTGTTCATCCAGTGGTACTTTCGGCATCGATTGGTTCCTCCTCGAAGCGAAGCAGCCCATCGGCCTTCGCCTTCGCGCGCACCTCTTCCGGCCATGCGCTGACGTCGTCGCCGAACATGGATCCCAGGACGCCTATCTTGTCGCTCTCAGTGGGCGTCAGAAGCGGGACCGGGGCCGCAGGGAGTTCGAACCCCCGCATCTCCGTTTGCGACAGGATCTCCTCGATCCACGGATCCGCCATCAGACGCGCGACCTTTGAATCGAACGGCACACGGTTGCCTTTCGCGTAGTCCTCGCCCCGTTTCGTGACCGGAATCCCCATTCCTACCACCTCCCACTGGTGATTCCGCGCCGTGATCAGCAGTTGGTCAGGCCGAACCATGCGATTGTCGTCGGCCGCAGCAGCCGGACACGGAGTCGCGGCCCCGCTCAGGCGCACACGGAACGTCACGGAATCGATCGCCGCGGTCAAAACGGTCGTCGGCTCTTCTGTCTTCTGTACTTCGGTCTCCGTCATCTCGTCTCAGTCTCCTTTGCGTTTGGTTTCGACAAGTCCGCGTAGAAGGCGACAGCCTCCTCTAGAACTCGGCGCCCGCGCGCTGTGATGGTGTATTCGTTTACGGTCGTGCCGTGTCCATCCCTGGACCGCGGCGTTCGGTAGGTGTCGACGTAGCCGCAATCGTCCATGCCCGACAGCATGTTCAGGAAGGCAGCTACGGATGGCACCCACGCCACCTCGGCCCTGATGTCTTCGCCGGACTTCGGATCGGTCGGCGACAGCCTGGACAGGATATGCAGTCGGATGTGGGTGCTGGACGGGTCTGGACGCTTCATAGGTATTCGATCGGCTTTGGAGACGACTTCGACAGATAGCCCGCGGCTTTGCCGAGGCGTTTCATGGCACGGTTGAACTTCTTCAGGTGACGCATGTACCGATCCAAGCCGCGCGGTCTGTTCTCGTGCGGAATGAACATCGTGTAGAACTTCGACGGTTGGCGGTTGCGGTGTTTCACTTCTCGCCTCCCACGTACACCCGGCCCGACAGCACCCACACCGTGGCGTAGTACCGACCGTCCCGCGTGACGCCTCTCAGTCGGATGGTGCCGCCGAGGTAGGGATCCACGCCCTCGACCGTCGCATGGACCTCGCGCCCGCCTTCGACGATCACGATACGGATCGGATCAGGACTCGGTTCGTCGTTAGACGGGGATGTAAACTGACTCGCCACTCCATAGCCGGTGAGAAAACAGACGAGCACGAACGCGGTGGTTTTCAGTGTACGTTTCATCGATCTAGTTTGTGTAAGCGCACCGGACAGGGTTCGGGAAAAGGGGAAGAAGGAGAGTCAACCCTGCCCGGTGCCAAATGTGGTTATGCGGTTCGATCAGTTCCCGTGGGTGTCATCATCAATGTCTCGATCTTAGGTTCTGGGCATCTCAAGAAGTGGCTCACTCCGACTCTTTGGGTATCAGCAACTGTGGATCGCTCGAAGGTGTTGGGTATCTCAAGACGTGGCTCACTCTTCGTAGATGGATATCGATGGAATCGGTTCGTTCGTAGAGCGTGGGTTTCGTCTTCTTTGGCTCACTCCTCATGCGTGGGTTTCGAGGCTCTTGATTCGATCGTGGAAGTTGGGTTTCCTTGTGTTTGGCTCGATCTAGCGTGCTGAGTATCACCGGTCTAGGCTCGCTCCTAATGCTTGGGTTTCCAGGGAGATGGCTCGCTCAACTGGGTTGGGTATCAGCCGATCTGACTCGCTCTTGCGTTATGGGTATCGCCTATGGTGGCTCGTTCCTAGATGTTGAGTATCGGAGGGGTTGGCTCGTTCGGGTATCTCGGGTGTCATGTTCAATGGCTCGCTCGCCTCTCATGGGTATCGTGAGAATTGACTCGCTCCACGACTTGGTGCATTCTACTTCATGGCTCGATCTGGAAGCGTGGGTATCTGGCACTCTGGCTCGTTCTCATCCGGTGTGTGTCATACGAACTGACTCGTTCGTGTTTCTTGGGTGTCTGCGGAGGTGGCTCGCTTTGGGCATCCGAGTATCTACTTCAATGGCTCGATTAAATGTCTTGCACGTCGTCTTCTATGGCTCACTCCCGAATCGTGGGTGTCATGATGTATGGTTCACTCGGAACTCTTGGGTATCAAGATGGATGGCTCGCTCCTCAACCATGTATATCGGAGGACGTGGCTCGTTCTTTGGCCTTGAGTGTCTTGGTTTCTGACTACAGTTTGTCCAGGTTCGGCGGCGGAATGAAATGGGTATGGCCCCCAAATTCCAGGGCCCAGGGGCGAGGCGGTTCTTTGCCGTCATGCGTCAGCATGTAGCCGACGTGGTGATAGTGGGACAAGAACAGTTTGATAGTACGGCGCGTTGCGCGGGCGAATAGGTGCGCTGGTGGCAACATCGGCTGACCACTCCCAGGTTTCCCTGCCAGTTTCTTAGCCATCCCCATGCGCTTGCTCGACTCCGCCTTCCGAATCTCTGTCGCGTTGGCAGAAGTCAAGGATCCCGCGTACCACAAGTACGCGTCGGTGTCCTTGCCGATCTTGAACCGTGCGAGCTTGTCCTTCGCCTGCTGCACGTACTCGCCTGCGATGTTCCTCCGGTCTTCTTCGACCCTGTACTCGGCGTATAGCTTGCCGTAAAAGGCGTCCGGGTTTCCGGAGACTTTGCAGAAACTCTGGCCCGCCTTCCAGCACAGCGTTTTTAGTGGCGTGTTCCATGGACGACGGCTGATCGCCTTGACCAACGTGGCCCATGTGAGCGGGTTCGCGTAGCGTTCGATCGTGGCTACCTTGCGCCGGAAGTGCTCGCACCCCAAGACGAGATGATCGTAGGACACCTTGTCGGGTCGGCCGCCGAGGCACGCCTCCAGTTCCTTCGCCGTCTCGGTCGCCTTCATCCACTTCACCCTGGGGTCCAATCCTGCGAACGACCATATGTGTCCTGCGGTCGGTGCCTCCGCCATGTCGATGTGTGCGAGCAATCCAGCAGCGATGACGGGGCCAATTCCGACATTAGACCGGGCCCAGATTCCTAGAGGGTGGTGGCCGGAGTAGATGTCTAGGAACGTCTTCACCCGGCTTTCCATGCACCGTCCCTGCGCGGCGAGCCAAGCGACCGCACCGGATGGACCCTCGGTGTCGGCGCCGTCCTTCACCGCGCGCTCCTGGTTCGCCGAACGCTTCCGATCCTCCTGCATCTGGTAGTAGTAGTCGACAAGGTACCGGGCCTCTTGCTCGGTCAGGGTCTTCACGGCTTCGCGTAGATCCTTGGTGATCCGCTGAACAGCGGGGGTCAGGTCGATGTCGGTTTGCAGACTGGTCTCGTTCATTGTCGTTCTCCTGTTTGGTTCACTTTCCGCCAATGTGTGTCATCGGCGTTGGTTCGTTCCACGTTTTTGGGTGTCACTCTATTTGGCTCACTCGGACCCGATGGGTATCTGGGCATTTGGTTCGATCCGGGCGGCTGTGTATCTGGTCAGTTAGCTCACTCCCAGGGACTGGGTATCGGGTCCGTTGGTTCACTCGGATTCTATGGGTATCGGACATCATGGTTCGATCTGGCGGACTGTGTATCCATGGTTTTGGCTCACTCAACTGTTTTGGGTATCGCTCGACTTTGGTTCGCTCCGAGCACGTGCGTATCTTGTTCTCTGGCTCACTCAGATGCCTTGGGTGTCGGTTTGTTTGGTTCGCTCTGTTCTCGTACGCATCCATCCTCGATGAACACGCCTGGGCCGTCCGGGTCTTCATCGACGATCTCCAAGATGACTTGGTACCCTCGCTCTGCGGCCATCGTTCGAATGACACCGAGCGAGTCCGAATCGAGTAGCGAAGCGTCGCGCACGAACAGGAGCTTGATCCCCGGGCTGCCCGCGATAGCCAACTCGATCGAAGCCTTCAACTGTTCCGCGCTGGACGCCTGCGTGAACGACACGGTGCCGAGCATCAGGGTCTTGGCGTCCGCGTCGTAACTCATGCCGGCGACCGGGAACTCGGCGCCTTCCAAGATCTCTGCGCGCCTGGACCGGATCACTTCCACATCGGCGTTGGCGCTCTCGTGCAGTTCCTTCGCTTCGTTGGCGGCCGTGTTGAGATCATTCACGGTCTTGTGTGCAGCGACTGCGCCAGCCTGGGACTCCGCGACATCCAGGGTCTTCTTCACACCATCCAGGTCGGGTGCCCGGTTGTCGGCTAGGTATTTCGCGTGCGCGATCTTCGCATCTCGGTATCTCGGCAACTCCTCCTGGCAAACGACGATCTCTTTCTTTCTCGCTTCGATCTCTTCAGCCAGCATCTTGATCGATCCCTCCAAGCGCTCGATGTTCCGAACGGCATAGTCCAAGCTCTCCTTCTCCGACGAGTGCAGAAGGCTGTAATCGGTTTCCTTCTTCAACGCGTCCGCCGCTTCGGAAATGGATGGCGCAGCCGTGTCGAGCTTGGGCAAGTCCGCCGCAGCCGTGCTGTACGCGGCCTCCGCGCGCTTGTGATCTCGACCCAGATTCCGGCGAACCTCCATCACTCGTTCTTCCTTCTCGTCCAGTTCGCCCAGCGGTTCGGCCAACCCGGTCATGGCTAGAACCTGTTCGGCCTGATCCTCCGGACGAAGCGCGAGGAACTGGCATGGGTCCACGAACTGCGACACGAGTTTGTCGAGCAACTTCTGCGGCGACTTGATCGTGGTTCCATCGATGGTCCGGCGCACTTCGAGCTTCGTGCCGGTCTCGTCCCAGGTCCGCTTGACCATGATCTCGCCGAAGTCGAGCATGACGGATGCTTCCTCCGCGCCCTCCTTGATCGGTCGATCCGGCGACACGCGGCCACCGCCCAGGGCTGCCCATATCGCCCAAATCACACTGGTCTTGCCCATGGCATTCGCGCCGCGTAGCTCGATCGTCCCGCTCTCGTCTGGCTTCAGTTCGACGAGCTTGACCCGCATGAAATCTCGGACGCGCAGTCCGATCAGTGTCAGGTCGGAGAATGTCTCTTCGGTCATGGCCGTTCCTCGTTCATGTTCTAGCCAGCCAACTCGGCTGACCTGTGTGCACTATGGGGGTCACGTGGCTTTGTTCAACTGCAATCTCGTCCTTTTCGATTCTTCCGGGTAGTCGATTTCGTACCGGCACTTCGGGCAACACCAATCGCGATATCTGACGGTGCTCTTGGGGATCCGAAACTCCCGACCGCCCCACTCGAATCGGAGCGGCCCGACATCATGGAGTGTTCGCATGAAGTTGTGCGATGGCGTGCGGCGCTCGCATCGACGGCATGTTCGCATTCGGATCTTCATCTATTGCGCCGCCACTTCGACATGAGACGGATCCACTCGTCTTTCATCGCCACCCACAAGACCCGGCAGGCCCGGCGAAGATTCTCGAAGGCTTCGTACGTCGTGGTCATCGAACCGGTTTGTCATCCATGGTAGAAAGCGGTGCAGGCAGCACCGTGGTTGGGTTGGTGATTGCCTCGAACGAAGACGCAATCCTGATAGATCATCCGGCTCCTCACCGGAGGTATTTGTTCTGGGCTGCCTGCACCTTGGTTCATTTCTAGTGGGGGCTAAGCATTGCCTGCCTCGCCGTGCCCCGCCTCGCCACGCTCAGCTGGACCTCGCCAGACCTCGCCTGCATTGCCTTGCCAGTCCATGCCTCGCCTGACCAGTCCTCGCCCGGCCATGCTTGGCCTGACCGTGCCATGCCTGCCTTGCCGATCCCCGCCGCGCCGTGCCTGTCCAAGCATTGCCTGCCTTGCTGTGCCAAGCCGTGCCTGACCCCGCCAAACCTCGCCGTGCCTAGCCTGCATTGCCGGACCGTGCCTCGCCGTGCCGGAACAGGCCATGCCTCGCCTGCATTGCTGTGCCTGACCCCGCCCTGCCGTGTCTCGCTCAGCCCAGCCAAACCGCGCCTGCCTAGCCTTGCCTTGCCGCGCCCAACCAGACCGGGCCCAGCTTGGCCTCGCCCGGCCGTGCCTCGCCTGCTGTGCCCTGCTCGACCTAGCCACGCCTAACCTCGCTTGGCCGTACCGCGCCTGCATTGCCGCGCCATGCTCTACCGGGCTAGGATCTGCCGCGCCGCGCCTGACCAGGCCCGCCATGCATCGCCACACCGAGTGTCTATAAGTCGGCATTTGCCGCATCTAAGCTCCTCTTGGCTTTCTTGAGTCCCTTCCGAGCCTCGGTCAGATGCTTCTTGAGTCCCTTCTTGGCCGAAAGCAACTCATCGAGACTGTGTTGCGCGCTGTTGACCATAGCCTTGAGCTTGCCCAACGCATGATCGAAGTGGCTCTGCGTCTTCACGATGACGCTTGGGATTTGGTAGAACCCCTCGGGACCGTCTTCGAGAGAGATCGACGGTACGTTGAAGAGGGCTTCCGTGCTGCCCTTGAACGTGATCTTCACGGAACGTATCAGATGTCGCGCTTGATCGAGTCGATATTGGTTCGCCGCTGACGAGTCGTCCCACTCGAACAAATCATGTATTGGACTACGCACCTTCTTGGCCTCAGCCAAGACGATACTCGTGGTCAGGTGCCCAACCTTCTCATAGAGCGCCTGTAGAACTTCCTGCTTCTCTTCATACGTCGTCATTGCTTACCTCCAAAACCTCGAATGTGCCCCATCCCACGCCGTCACTCTTCTTTGAGAACGGCCGGCCTTCACCGACACCAACTTGCAACCCAGCCCGGTGCATCAGATTCACCACTTCCTCGGATGAAAACTGATCACCGTCGAACTTGATACGCACCTTCGCTGTCCACTCCCGCCACAACGGACGGATGATGACGTAGGCGGTGCCTTGCCCGATCCTACCGGGTATCTCGTTTTTCTCCGGCTCGCCGTAGATGCGGACCAGTGGCGTGCCTTCGTCCGCATCGAACCCGTCGGCCTGGATGAACACGCTCATGCGTCCCATCGTCATGTTGATCCCAACGAGCTGGCATGCACGGATGCACGCGCTGCGGAATGCCGATGCAGGGATGCCAATCCACCCGTCAGTCGAAACGTGCTTAGCTGCTTCGTAGTCGGCGTCTGGATCTCGCGGCTCCGTTTTATTCCGCTTCTTCGACTTGGCTCCATCCATCTGCGCTTGGAGCATTTCCTGCCGGGCCTTCTGCGAGAACTTGTGCTGCACGTACGGCGCAGTCCCCTTGATCGGAACCTCGATCATCTGAAAGTTTGGACGAGTGATAACGATTTGTTCGACCTTCTCGGTCTGTTCTTTCTTGGTTGCCATTGTTGTTTTCCTTCCCTTGCGGGTCTGTGGATTGATGGCGCCCATGGCTGGGCTGTAAAGAGGTAACAGCTACCTCAAGATGGTGCCGCCACGAGGAATCGAACCTCGCAACCGAGAGGGTGAAGGCACACCTCCGGCTCAACCATGGGCGGCAAAGTTGCATCAGATGAACCCCCAGAATCCGGACACTCCCCAGAAGCACCCGAGGAACGCGGCGACCAGCAAGATCAGCGTCACGCCAGAGCACTTGTGTCCGACGGCGTCCCAGTCGATCTGTTCCGGTTCCAGTTCTAACGGCCACTCTCGGGGTTGGTGTGTCATGTCTTTCCTCCCAGCAATGCCTCTCGGATCTTCGCAACGCTCAACGGATTTCGGTTTCCGAATCGCTTCATCGCTGCCTTTTGCCTCTTGGGGAACGCCCACGCACCCTGCCACTTGCAACGGCGGTGCAGCGCAAGGATCAGTTGCCCATGCACAACCTGAAGGTGCTTTTCGTTCTGATCTGGATCGCTCCACAGGTCGTGCCACGCGCAGTCCCACCGCTCGTCCGCGTGTTCGAGGATCCACTCCATCGCGTCCGCGTGCACGATGGTCAGTCGTGGATCCTTCGGCATGTGATCGGCAACCAGCGCCAGCACGCACTGTGAGCGTTCGACGACGACGAGTTCCGTGACGCGAGGATTGGTCAGGATGCCGCGCGCAACGCATCCGAGTCCAAGGCCGGTCACTAGGACCCGGCCGCGCGAACGGCGTACCGCGTCGAGATGCGTGTTCAACTCGCACACCGCATCCAGCATCACGCACTCGCCGGGGCCTCGTCCGCCCGGTAGATCCCAGTCGATATGGTGCAGGGTCGCCGTTGTCACCCGGTTGAGAAGCGTGTACGGCCCCTTGGTCACCTTGCCGTTCGGATCTTGATGCTGGTCGATCTTCGAGACCGTCCACAGGCCAACCGACCCGGCAGGTATCGCATCGGCTCGCATCGCTTGTAGGACTTCGGCGCGGTTCATGACGGTCGGATCGTTTCCTCCGGCTCGATATCTTCATCGGCCTCGTAGTTCCACATATCGCCCTGACCAGGCAGGTCGCGCGCGCACTCATCAGAGCAGGCTTTCCCGCTGTAGATATTGTGGCGATCGTAGTACGGCGTCAGTTGCTCGGCGGGCTTGCGGCACACTGGGCAGTCGTCCGGCTCGATGGTTCGGTGTTCGGTCATCGGTGCGCGTCCAAACACTTGCCCGCTACGCAGGCGAGCGATCGGGACGCCCGTCGTGCCATCACGCGAAGGTCGTGATCATGGCGATCGATCTCCGCATAGGCGTCTTCGCTATTGCTCGCGTCGTTGATCTCGCGCCACAACCGTTCGCCATCACGGCGGAGGAATACCAAGCTCGAACACATTCCCGCCGTCAGTGCGGCACGTGTCGCGGGTTCTTCGCTCCAGTCTCGACATTCGAATGCGCTCTGTTGCGCGTCGGTGAGTCTAATTTCCATAGGTTCCGTGTTCCTGTTCGTGCCGACCAACTCGGCCAACGGTGGTCAGTATGGGGGTCGCATGAGATTGTTCAAGCCTTCTCCTCATTTTTCGGCTCACTCGGGTATTCCGCCACACCGGATACGACGAGCCGCTCCAGGATGTCCGCCGGGACGTCCCACAGGCCCAGTGCGCCCTTGCAGGGGATCGGCGTATCGATCGGCCTTGGTTTCGCCAGGAGCCAGTGCACGGCGACTGGGCCCGCCCAGGGCGACGTGGGGTGGGGACCGACACCCACGACTTCGACCGTTCCGATGATCGCGCCCCGGGGGATGCTGACGAACCGGGGGCAGTCGCCAAGTATGCGGGTGATCTCTTCCACAGCCTTTCGGTACGGATACCACGGGGCCCCCGCGGCGTGGACAGCGATTCGGGCCGGTAGGACCAGCGTCTTCGGCGGCGGCCAGGAGCGGTTCTCCACGTCCTTCCCGTTGGACTGCATGATCGCCCAGGCCCATGGCTGCCGAATCGTCAGCGCCTTCACCTCACGATCTCCGCGTTCTTCCCCGACCACGCCTTCAACGGTCCGTCCTTGAACCAGACGACATCGGAGTACGGATCGGCTTCCGAGTTGTCGCAGTGCTCGATCCGTTCGAACATCTCGCCCTTGTTCAAGACTCGGATTCCCCAAATCGCATCGTTGTTCTTGCCGTACTTCACAGCGAGAACGGTTGCATCGTCGAACGCGATCAGGACACCAAGATCCTCGTCGTCGTCCGTTCCGTAGCAGCCAACCTCGCCACTTAGTTCGCCCTCGATTTCAACAAGATCGTCACTGCACCCGTACACTTTCGTTGTCATGATTTCTCCTACTGCTTGAACTTGTGCCTATCGAAGCCTTCTTGGAAGACCTTCCCGGATCTGACCACGAGGCCCTTGATCGCGCCGCGCTTGATGCTGCGACGAAGCGATTCAGCCTTGAAGGCGTCGCCCGTGAACTCGATCAGCGAGATACCTTGGTTCGCTTCGACTGCTGCGCGAAGGTCTCGGGCGATCTCTTGGAACGGTGAATAGCGAGAGCCAGTTGCATTGCCGGCATCTGCGAAATCCTTGTGTTGGATTTTCAGGACTGCGCGGATGCCAAGGCCGTCAACGCGCCAACGCAACGGAGAGCGGGCACGAACGACTTCGCCCTCGTCGTCAACCGTGAACTCTCCGATTCCGGCAAGGTGCAGCGCCCTATCCCATTCGTAGCTGTCGCCTTGCTTTCGCTTTGGTACCGCAACGTAGATTTGATTGGCGTGGCCCTTCCAGCGAGTCGCTTGCGTGATCACAGCGATTGACCGGGACAGCTTGGCCTCGGTTACGATCGTGTCCGGTCCTCTGGTCGACACGATGTCGGCGGTTCCACCCTCGTAGAAGACTTCCTTGAACGTCTCGTACCCTTCATCTTCTTGGAAAGCGATGACGGCTAGAGCTATCTGGACCTCCGTTCTCTTCATGGCTGGCACTTTAGGCATCGGTCATTGCCCTTGTCGTCTTCGTCGATGTGCCATCCTTCTGTTTCCAACGCCTCGGTGGCGTGGGTCCAAACTTCATGGCCGCAATCGTCGCACACCACGAAGATATCCCACCGTCCATCACCGTCGTCGTACGCTTGAACTACCATCAGAACGGGAGAACGTCGTCTTCGGTCTTCGACTCCAGGACACCAAGCAAACCGTGTAGCGTGTCGATGTGAAGTTGCGATAGATCGGTGCACTCCTGTCCAAGGAGCAGACTGGCTTCGCGTAGAACTGTGGCGCGGTTGATTTGCAACCGTTCTGTCTGCTGCGCGATGTCGTCCATGATGATGTCGCGGTCGGACTTTGGCGGTGGGGCTTCCCCGTCACTGTTTCCTCGCGTTGGATCATCGCCCGCATCAAGTTCGTCGCGTTCTTCGCTCGTCAGCGGCCGGTCGCGCGCCTGAACTTCGTCGGCGTCGTTCGGAGATGTTCCCGAGTCTGGCGGGTCGGTGATTCCTAGTTTTGCCTTCAATGCATCAACCCCACTGCCTGCGACATCGTGCACGATCACGTCGGCTTCCTTGAATTCCTCTTCTAACTCATGGCTGATCGCGTCTTCCAGCACATCAGTCAGCGGAACTTCACCGCCGTTGCAATGTGCACGGATCACGCATTTGCGAGCCATCGGCACAAAGTGTTTGCGCCAGAATGATCCGTTCGGGGCGGACGAACTCTCCCGCGCATGCGCGATCTGCTCCAAGCCGTACACCAAGAACATCGGAAGATCCAAGAGGCCGTGAAGGTAGACCCGCGAGTAGACGTAGATCAGCGTGTCAGCATTCCTAACCTTCGCTTTCTCGATGTGCCGGATGACGTGGTTGCCGTGGTCGACGTGGAATTCGTCGCCGTCGTAGACCACCTTCGCTTCGGCCAGCGCCACCAACGGGTGACTCATGACGAGTTTGAGCATACCTTTGTAGCCGAGCATCGGTGACACTTCTCGTCGCGCATTGCCATGCTCGTCCTCGTTGTGTTTGTTGTACCGTGCTATCAAGTACATGTGTCCCAACGGTCCGGGCATGCACCCGGTCAGCGCGCTCAGGATCACCGCGTCCATCATCGACTCGCGGGTGCATTCCAGCAACTCGGGCTGGCGGCGACTCTGCGTCTTCACGATCGCGAGGAATCGTGCGATCTTCGGCTTGCCGACCAACTCGATCAGCGCCTCCGACTTCCGTTCGAGCAGCTTGTCCAGGTCGGTCCGGTTGCCGCACGGTGCCAGCATCCACGCGGTCTTCTCAGCCTCCGTCGGTGGTGCCTTTTTCTTGACTGGCGGGGCATCCGCCTCGGCCGTCTGTTCTTCCGTCATGATGCTTTCTCCGCGTAGACGTGCCAGACCAACGGTCCGACCTGGACAGTCCCAACGAACTTCAGATCACCATGCCAATGAATCGTGTCTCCAGTGCGAGACATGCGGACAGCTACCCGCCTTGGCTCCGTCATGCCCATATCGTTGTCGACCTCTGCCCAGAGACACAGATCCGATCCTTGCACTTGAACAGACAGCGGTTTCCAATAACCGCTGGGCGCGCTCACCTCTTGGTGGTCAGTGATTTGGAGGGGGAACTTCCAGATGGTCTTCATGATTCTTCCTGTTCGTTTTCCTGGTTCAACGCCGGAACGCCCGGCGTCACTGGGCCCACTATAGCGGTCAGCGCCTTCTTTACCCGCATGACTCGCCACGTCTTCTGGGTTTTGAACTCCGCCCGCAACTCTTCGAGGGTGTAGGTTTTCTCAGGCGTGCGTTCGCACTGGACTTCGATCCGGCCCATGTCCCAACTGTGGCTGCTCTGGTGGCTGTAGGAGAGCAGCGTCTCGACGATCGGCTTGTCGTTCTTGTCCACCTCGCCGGTCGCCTTCTCGAACCGTTCGTTGTTGCCGAGTGCCTTGTGAAGAATCGGGCGAAGGTCTTTGCACTTCTTCCCCGCAAGATTCTCCAACTGCTTGTACGCGGCGTATTCGAGCATCGCTCGCTCTGCATCCGCATCCGGCATGATCGCGATTCCATTCGATGTCGGATACGAGAAGTCTAGATCGTCCTGGTCCAGCGTAGGCTCCGGCGGGATCCTCGGCATGACGTGGTTGTGCCAGAACTTCACGGCATGGTCCACGATGAAGTCGATGACGGCTTGGTCCCTGTGCACGGTGTAGATCCGGAAGTCGTAGCCATTCAGCAGGACCGCGACGTCGCAGACATCGGCACCGGTCACCGCCATCTGATGCTGCACTTGGAGCAGGTAGGCGATCTGAACCTGATCCGATCCCTCCTCGCCCCACCGCTCCTGCTGTTCCTTCGTGCGCGGGAATGCGGTCTTGCACTCGACGATCTTCCTTCCAGCGGATCCGAGCACGCGGCGATCAGGATGGCAGACGATGAAGTCGTGCTCGGGATGACGCACGGTCTGATTGACTCGCGCCAGCCTAGTCCCTGTTCTTTCCGCGTACATATCGGCGACGACCGGCTCCAACCGGATCCCCGCCTTGACGACATCGGGTAAGTCCTCGTCCTGCTTCAACTCGCCGATGGTCTCCCGGTACACCCGCACCTTGGTCTTCCATCCCTTGTTCTGTAAGCCTGCCGAGTCCGTCGCGCCGAGTCCTATCGTCCGGTCATGGACCGGGGGGCCTTTCGTTGCTGTCATGATTTCACTCCTGATCAGGTAATCGTACTATTGCAGCCCGTGGAATAAGGACGGGTATCTGATCTCCGGTAGACAACGCAATTGAGAGCACCATCTGTTCGTCACCATCCTCCGAAACATCCAGAGGCAGCCATCCTCCCCCCTTCATTCTCACCAAAACCGTGTCGCCCGGTTCGATCGGGCGCAACTTCGACAAATCTCCAGGAGAATGGCCCTCGTCTTCCATCGCCATCGGCACAACCGGTGAATCTTCGTCGCCCATCTCCCACGCTTGCAAGCAACGTCTCGCCTCCTCGTGGGTGATTTCGTAGATACCTTCACCGTACACAGCGATGAATCGAAACGCCTTGTCGTGTGGACTTGGAAACTCGATGTCTGTGTCGTGATCCCATCCGGTCAGGACTGTTGCGCCGCCTGATCCGCAGACTCTCGGGTAGTCCATCACGATCACCAAGCGCGGCGAGACGGTTGCGGTGGTCGGATCATGCATTGGCGCATCCAATCGGTTCGAGGGTGATCGGGTATCCCAGCGACTCGCCGATCAATTTGGCGTGCTGGGCGTGCGGGCCACATGAGTACTTGTCACCCTCCCCGGTCGGCCAGCGATACCGGAACTCCGCGGGTTCGTCGCATCCCTTCTGGTTGCACACCCACCCGTGTTTCGTAAACTCCGCGCCGCGCCCTGGGTCGACGTCATCGACGGACGCGATCAGCTTCTTGCCCATCTCGACCATCGCGTGCCCGAGGACGAGCGCCGTGATCTTCGTCCAAGCTGTGACCTGCTCGGCTGTTGCTTTCGGATCAGGCATCGGTGGTCTCCTTGAACCTGATCGATAGCGTACCGTCGTGGTTTAGGAACCATTCGGTATCACCATCTGGATCTGGATTCAACTCGGCGATGAGTTCTGGGCCATCGTCGGTCGGTTTCACGATTCGAATCTTGTCCCAGTCATCTTCCTGTTCCATCAGATCACCTCCGCGTCTTCGTTCAGGCCAAGCAGGCCGTACAACTTCCGCGCCAAGGCCGAGTCCTTGAAGAAGGGTTCCATCGTTGCGCGTGTCAACTCGTCAACTGCGATTGCCCGGCTTCGATCGTCTTCGCCTTCCCTGTCGGAACATCCGATCGAATGCAGGACGAACTTGGCCGTTGACGTTCGGTAGACCACCAAGTCTGTCCATCGATCCTTGCCGTCGGTGTGTGACGATACCGAGACCATCTCTTCGCCGACGAAGCGTAGTGGCCGGTCGTTGTCGCGTGGGAATGTGATCTCTTTCATGTCGTTACCGGATCGCCAACCAAAGTAGGAACCAGCAGGCGGATGCAATCAAGATCCCGACCAGAATCCCGAGTTGGTAGCCGCGGCGAAATACCGGTTCGGTGATCGCTAGAATCTCCTGCTCCCTTTCCACCGCGCGAATCGATTCCAACGTGCGCTGTTGTAGTTCTTCCGGAATCGGAGTTGGCGTGGCAAGCGCCATCATCGTGTGCATCTGGTCGGGCGACAGGTCTTCATCGACATTCGAGATCGATCCGTCTTGCTCCCGTTTCCACCCCATCCACGCCAGCAGTTTGGCCCGATGGTCGGTCAGAGTCTCGCCCGGATTTCGCTTCGGCATCGCTTCCATGTTCCTGGTTCCTTCCCGGGACTCCCGGGGATTGCTGTATACGTTACCCATGTTCGGCGCTAGGATTCCGAACCGATGCCGAAAAAGACGAAGAATCGCGGTGGCCGTCCAAAGGGTGGTGCCGGCGGCGGGCCTCCGATGAAGCACGTGGTCTCGTTCCGCGTGACTGCGGCGCAACTGCGCATGATCCGATCCGCGGTGAAGCGGAAGAAGGCGGTGGACATGGCGAGCTTCGCGAAGAAGTTGGTTCTCGACGCTGCTGCGAAGTGATCACGGTTCCTTCGTTGTGGTCGCTGGGTCTGTTGGTGGGGATAGGGCTGTACGAAGACGCTCGTTGAGAACCGCGAACGGATCCGACCGCTTGGATACAACATCGGTCGGGTAGATCCCGGCGGCTTTATTCCATCGGTCTTGCGCGAATGGACACGTCACCGAAACATCGCACTCATCACGCCGACATTCGTCGGGATTATCCGGGTCCAAGCACACGAGCTGCCTCGGTTGTCCGACAGCCACCAGTTCGTCCCTCTCCTTCCGCGCTTCTTCTAGTTCGGATTCCAGCTTGGCTGCAGCATCTTTCGTGGCGTCTAGTTCCTCGGACATCTCCTCCAGCAACCGCTTGTAGCTGTGGCCGGGAAGATGGATTGCTCCTCGGTAGGCAAGAGCCTCCGCTTCTTCTAGGGCGGTGGTAAGGGTGGAGATGCGTTTCCCGAGCCGGGTAGCTTTGCACTCGTATGCGTCGAAGCACACAGACGTGTCTAGCGCCGTCTTGTCGTGCGCGTGTGCGCTACAGGTTCGGGTCTCCACGTTCGTTGCCGGCTCCCCACAGTGGCATAGGTCGAACTTGCTAGGCTTCTCACTCATGGTGTCCTCCAGGTCTTTGCGTAGGGTGGGGTTAGTCATGGGAAGCCTATGCATCCGGGACGGTGATCGCGAACTCATGGGTGAACACGGGTCGTCCTAGCGTCTTCTCAACCGCCTCGTGGAACACGTCGAACGGGCGGCACAGCCGGTCCTCGTGGAGTTGGAACTGCGCGATCTCTCGGTGGCTTGCAAACTCCCACCAGTTGCTCTCGAACAACTCAAGGGCCTTCGCTTTCGTAAGGTCACTCATCAGGATCCCCTCGGGTCATCGTCTTGGTTGTTCTCTCGTAGGCAGCTCTTGGAACAGAACCCAAGGGCGCAGAAATGACGGTCCCGAGGGATGAATGGCTTCCCGCACTGGTTACAGGCCACTTGAGGCGGGCGCACTGGGCGCTCGCGGGATGGGTCATCCGGCATCGGTGTTCTCCGTGTTGGGTGAGTAGTGGTGTTAGTCATATCCGTACTTCTCAGAAACAGAGTCCATGAGATCTTTGGGAGACGCGGCTTCCATGATCTCGACCGGGCATCGGTGCTGCCAGACTTCACACTTCCAGTTGCCATCAAACCAGACTCGACCGTTGAAATCCCAAGCGGGGTAACCGGCTGTGGTCTTTGGATGGGCTTTCAGGTACTCGGCGACATCATCATCTACCTCGCGATCGAAGTTGGACATGACGTAGCCCGCAACACGCGGCATGCTGTTGCTCACGCCGACGCTAGGCACCGTTGGATCTCGAAGTCCATTCCCGATGTCGTGGAGCATTCCGCCAATGTCATCGGCCTTGGTCAATTCGTGGTCAGAACCTTCGCGTTTCATTGGTCTTCCCCCTTGGCAAGACCGCGCCACAATGCGTGACCCTTGTCCACGTGCTCAACCTCCTCGGAGCGACCGGAGGCCAGCAGCAACTTGCAGGCTTCGTGCATCCAGTCGACGAGGGCCTTGTGCCCGTTCACACAGCGGCGAACGTGGGCGTAGTTCTCGGGCGACAGGATTGTGTCTTCCAACTCTTGCCCGGCGGCCCGTTTCGGCCACGGCGCTTCGTGGTGCTTCGGGTGCAAGCCCATCAGGTCGTGGACGTCTTCCGTGCTCTTGGTCTTGGTCATCGGTTCGGCCTCCGTGTGTAAATCGTCAACACCAATGCAGCGAAGAACAAGACCGCCAAGATCAGGACGGCTAAGGTCATTTCTTGGTTGAACGTCATCGATCCCCCTTGGCGTCGGCGAGCGCGGCACATGCATCGTCAAACGCGACGTTCAAGCACTCCTCGTCGGCGCTGTTCCCAGCCAACAGACAGGGACCAAAGTCGTAGTGGTCTCCATTGTCATGGACGGTCATAACGGCGATTGCCCCAAGGCGAGCACGGATGCGTTCCAGCGCAGCCAGCATGTCGGCGTGCTTGTTGACGCAGCGTTGGGCGAGGGCGTAGTCCTTGAAGGACATCGCGACAGTCGCCGCGCCGCTGAAGTACACCCAAGATGGGGCACCCGAGAAGTTCTGCCCAAGTGGGTCTGGCGGTGTCACGTCAGGCCAAGGCGTCGGCGTGTTCTTGCTCATCGTTCGCATTCCTCGATTCTCGGGTTCAGCTTCGGGCTCGTGTCGTGTCCAGCCTTCTCCGCTGCGTCCTTCGTGGTGAAGTCTTCGGATAGCCGATTCTCCATCTTTCCCAGTGCCGGGTCGTCCCAGGTCAGGGTCCACACTTTGTGCGCCAGCGTGAAGCACCCGTGGCTTACGAACGCCTCCAACTCCGAGCACCCATCGATCTCCAAGTCGTAGGCTGGCTGTCCGTCCTCGTCGCTGTAGACGTTCACGATCGTCCCCAGCATTCCTACCTTCAGATCCCCGCGGGTACCGCATCCTTGGTACCTCGGGATCTCCGCTAGAGCGATGCGCCGTCCGAGCAGCGCCGTGTGAACATTGCTTGTCATGATCTCTGCCTCGCAACCCACCGAGCGTACCGAGTCGACGCCGCGGTTCGCATCTCGCGAAGGAAATTGATCGCTACGATCCGATCACCCTGGCACACGCCCTGGTGTCCGCTCTCGTCGGGATCCGAAACCAACCAGACTACATCGCCGAAGCGGGTGAGGAAGCGGACCAGTTCGAGTCCGCCGACCGCGTGGCGGGAAAGGATCTTCGGATCGTTCTGGGTGAGCCTGTCCGTGCCGTTCTGCATCGTGCCCTCCTTGGGCTTCCGGGTTCCGTGTTCGTGCTGGCCGACTTGACCAACGGGAATCAATATAGGGGCGGAGTTGGTTTGTTCAAGGGTTTCCCAAAGATTCTGCCGCCGATCGACGTAAGTGTATACGTGTCCCAATCATTCGACCCATTTATCCTCCTGGCGTTGGATGATGTCCGCGGCGAAGTCCACCACGGCGGCGTGCGGCATCTCGTCGATCCGGCCCCGACGCGCGATCTCCTCCTCGAAGCGAATCCAGTGGCCGTGCTGCAGGATCGTCGCCAGAAAGGCTACCGGGTCGCGTATGCCCTTGGTGGTACGGGCACCCTTCCAGATGAGTTCCAAAGTCGACACGCTTAGGCCGCGTTCTCGTAGCTCCTGGACTATGCGGGCGCGGTCGACCGATGCACACCTGTCCCACAGCCCTATCCGGACGGTGGCGTGGTAGAGTTCGTCTAGGGTACTGGTACGGTTAGCCGTGCTGCTCATCTGTTCTTAAGAGGCCCCAAAGGGCCGAAGCATCTGTACACCAGCGGGGACAGCCACACCAACCCAGCCACGTACACCAGCGACGCCAGACAGAACCGGAAAGCAGTTGGGGTCAGCGCCTCGGTACCCATGGGAAGACGGTTTGGGAATGGCAGTCAACCCCCGACGTAAAGTAGTTTCTTGACGATGGCACGTGTTTGGGGTGGGTGCCGGTAAGCGCCCACCATCTTGCGGTGTGTCAAGACAGCGGGCGTTGTCTGGCTCATGGGGTGGTGGGCTGGTCACAGCGATGCCCCCTTCGACATGTTGCATCGTGGGCAGAGCGCCTGCCCGTTCGTGATCGTCGTCGGCCCACCGACGGACCACGGAACGATGTGGTCAGCGTGGAACCCGCCGGCCAAACTCACCTTGCAAAGCACACATTCGCCGCCGGCCAGGGCGAACAATTCGTGGCGCTGGTCTGCTGTGAAGTTGCGCCTGTATCGGTGACCACCCGACGATCTCAGCGGGCGGTAGAGGTGGCGGTCCACGATGTCCCATCCCCATTCTCGCGGTTCGATGAAGTCCTTGGACAGCGTGTCTATCGCCTCTAGGCAGTTCTCCAGCGGAACCCGCGCGATACTGGCGAGTGCCTTCACGGAGCAATCGACGGATCCTTGGCCGTCCGCCAGCGCCATCATGGTGATCCACACCAGACGAGTCGTCGCAGGCTCTAACCAGATGTCGTAATTGAGACACGCACGGTTCAGAAGGAAGGCGCTCATCTCACCGCCACGACGTTCGCCTGTGTCGCCCCGGGCCGGGCCCGCGCAAAACCCTCGCGGGATCGAGTCCGACGACGACACGAGCGATCGTCCGCGGTCCTACGGGCAACCCTCGAAGACCGGGCAAGCCAGATTCGCGCGCAGATCGGTCGCCAGTTGGCTCACCGCCGAGTTGACCGCCAATTCGCACTGATCCGGCAGGGTCCGGAACTCGAAGCACTCCGCCTCCATGTCGATGTAGACCCCGACCTTGATCGAAGCCTTGTAGCCGAGGAATCCGCTGTTTTTCCAGATCGGGATCTCGGCAGTGAACGTGGGCGGGATGTTCTCGATGTTCTGCACAACCGCCTCCACAGCTTTCCCCATCGATTCGTTGCCGTGTTCCGTCACTACGCTGCCGTCGCTCTTGCGCTTGAAGTTGACGCGGCCGAACGCCTGTTCCAGATGAGGGAACTCGCCGGCCATATCGAACCGCATGAACTTCACCGCTTCGCGCGGCGATAATCGAAGCGGATCGGACTCCATGTTCGCAAGGGTGTCGAACAGCGCGGACTTGCCCAACGTAACCTCAACTCGATCACGGCGCACTTCGCCGTCTAGGACAATGCACAACACGCCATCGTCAACCCAAACTTCCGAATCTTCGTCCCCCATGACATCGATGATCCGCCCGATGTCATCGTAGGAGTTGATGTCGTGCGCACGGTCCTTCGGCGGGATGTCGTGCATTTTGTGCTCGCCATCCTTGCCCTGGATGATGATCTTCCGAAGCGCGTCGACCGTGACGACCTTCGGCGCGTCCACTGCCTGTCCGAGTTTGACGAGACGTTCTACCAGTTCAGCTAACATCAGCAGCTTCTCCTACGGCCTTCGTGGGGCCGGTTTCAAGGTCGAGCGTTCCCTGCTTGATGTCTTCGGGAGACCGCTCGTTGAAAAGTAGGCCGCCGGGAACCGAGGCCATGTTGTAGGTGCGGGACTTCCGCTTCGGTTGCTTGTCGCTTACCGAGAACGAGACGTCAACGCTATGTAGATCGCCGGTGTCTCCTACCTGTGGTTCGAGCGAGATTTCGATGGTGACCTTACGCGCATCTTTCAACGCCGGCCGATCGCGGCAGTCCACGTCGCACCGCTTCAGTGCCGCGTTCACCGCCTCGCGAATGCGGCCTTCATCGATCGAGTTGAGGGATTCGAGACTGAACTGTTCCATGACCATAGGGCCTTCCTCCGTGGGTTTGGTTGGTTACCGTATACGGTTCGCGCAGACCGTGAAACTACCATCCTCGAATCTGGATGGAAGACTCAAGATGTGGGGGTGGCGAAAAACCTGAGCCCCTACTCCAACCACTCCACGTTGTCAACTCGCGCCAACTGGTACAGCTTCTGCGCCACCGGGGTTTGGCCCAATTTGGCCGTCAACTCCCGATCGGTTGCGGCCGTGTGCAAAACGACTCGCGTTGTCTCCCCCTCCACCTGACTTTTCCCCAGGATCTGGCAGGCCCAAGTCCCATCGACGGTCTTGATCAGCGTGCCTTCGTACCATCGCAAGCTCTTGTGCCCACGGGTGGAGTGCACGACCACGCTCACCGCGACGAACTCATGCGTGCCGCCATCCTCGTCCGTGAATGTGTACCTCAAACTTCCTCCGCGTTGTCGATCTTCAACTGCTCGCAGACGATCTTGCCAAGAGCCTTGCTACCAAACCTGTCTCCGAAGTCGTCGAGTGATTCGATGACTTCTACCGACGACAGGTTCCGTTCCGTCGATTCCGTGCTGTACCTGATCGTGTGTACCACGAAGCGGGCCGGATCGTCATCGGTCCGATAGACCCGTAGCACATGCCACCGAATCTGTCCACTGCGGCGCCGACCGGCTTGAGCGATCAGCACACCATGAAACCCGAGCGAAGGCTGGCCGTCACGGTGCAGAACTATCTTCGGTGCTTGCATGGCTACGGCGCCAGGGAGTCGTTCCCTTCCATCCGCGAGATGATTGTGTTCAACTTGGCTGCGAGAGACGCGACGGCGTCCCGGACCTCGTCCTGGTCGTAGGTAGCGCCGATCGCGTTGATCGTGTCGGTTGGCGTTCCGGTAGAGTCGTCCTGCAGGCTGACTACCGCGGCACCCTGACGATGAACGACCCAGTTCGTGCCATCGAAGACCTTGTCGACATCGGCGGCTTGGTCGTACACGAGCCAACCCTTCTTCGGAGTGCGGAAGACAAAGCCCGTGAAGAACATCGCGACGTCCTTTGCATTCGAGGAGAACAAACCCGTCGGTGCTGTGCCGACGATGAATGTGTCTCCCTCCCCTGGAGATCCAGGTGGCGTGTTGGTCTCGCTGATTACGACGCCGCCGCGCGTCATCGCATCGATGATGTTCAAGGCCGTGTTGACTGCCGCCGCTTGGTTCGCGGCGTCGGCGATGTGGGTGAGGACGAGATTCTTGGTGGTTACCATGGCTCTAGATCACGCTTCCATCTGCAGTTGCTGTTGAGGTTCCTGCGGCGGTGGCCGCGCCCTGGATGATTCGAACGCCGCGCGCCGTCGCTGTGGCAACGCCGTCAGCCAACGCCTTGCCTCCGGCGATCAGGTTGCCGTTCGCTACTGCGGTGGCGACACCATCGGCATCTGCCCTACCCAATACGATGTCGCCGGGAAGTGTGGCCTCCGCCGGTTTGCCGACGCCCCAAGTTCCGATTCGGCTGATCCGCACACAGATCTTGGTCTGTTCGGAACCGAAGTCGGTGACTTGATCAGCGGCCAGATACTCGAAGGCTTCGGTAGTAACATTGGCCGTACGCTTGATCGGCCCGTTAGGACCGTCGAGGATCTCTACTTGGTATTCTCGCGCATCTACATCCTGATCGTTGAACTGCGACAGCACCCGGAACCCTGGATAACGCGAGCGCCGAATCCATGCGATGTCCCAGTTGTCCACTCCATCGATCGCTCCGGTGATGTTCACGACCGCGAACGGTCGCAGGTTGTGCGCGAGCGGGGTGAACGTGTCTGCGTCGAATACCTCGTCGTCGAGAACGTCGCCGCCCGTCGTGACTCGCACCGTACGTGGAGATCCAATCGACCCCCAAGGGATCTTGATCGGGTTCAACGTGGCGTGATTCGTGAGCATGACGAATACAACGCCCCGCTCCGGTCGATGGATCGGATCAGTATCCATCATGCCACGCAGCATCGTAGTGAGCCGGTACACCCGGCCTAGTTCGTCAGGGACGAATCCAAGATCCTGCACACCCGAAAAGGCGAACACCTCACCATCGACGCACGCTAGATTCGAACCGCACAGCACCATGGTCTCTTCGTGCGCACGAAGTGTTCCCTGGAACAGCACGACATCGATCGAAGACTCTCGGTCGAACTGGTTAGGGATCGCACGGTCTTGGAAGGCAGACCCATCGACGACGATCCCTATGGCAGCCTCGCCCTGGACGTCGGCAATCTTCTCGAATGTCACTCCGTCGCAATCGCATGTCTGTTGGATCTCCGCCGACTCGATCCGACGCTCTCCGTACGAAGCGACTGGCAGGTAGTAGTACGGATCTACGAGTTCGTTAGCGGTCATCGCAGGCAACTCGCAGATTGCCAGCGTCAGTTGGGATCGACCATCGTTGACCTCGGAATCGTCCGTCGAGAAGTCGTCGAACGAGGACGCCGCGGCGATACTTAGAGTGATGGGATCGGTGAGCACGAACCCCTCCAACTCAATCGTCCCCATCGCGCCCTGATCAACCTTCTTGATCAGGAGTTTCAACTTCTCCCCGTTCACCGTGGTGTTGATGGCGTCGTTTTCCAGGAGGTAGTAGAAACTCGCTGGCAATGATCCGCGCCATGCCTGTCGCTGCCGTGACGGTTCCCATAGAACTCGCAGCCCGATCGAACGCGCCTCCGCCACTGTTAGCGACAGGGCACGCAGGTCCACATTCACCATGTTGTCATGGCGGAATTCGTTCCTGGTCTTGTGCTCGTCGATCGCCGCATCCTCAAGATTCTTGTCCACATCGGAGAAATGCACCGTGACTCCGGATGGCAGTTCGCTGTCGGATCGCTCCGGTGAGAATCGGATCCCGGCACCAGTCGCGCCTGATGTGATCCCAAACTCAAATTCGTTGATGAACGAGATGCGGACGTTGTCTGGGGTGAAGATGTAAACGGTGTCGTCGCGGACCTGGGCGAGAAGATTGTAGGCGGTGATCAGAGCCTGCAGCCGACCCGCAATGGAGTTGTTACCGTAGCTGACGAACCCTCGGAATTGATCCGATGCACCAGTCACGCCGTCCGTGTTCGGAACGACAGGCCCGTCTGGGTGAGCAGGAGCAGCACCGATCGCAAACACGTCACGAATCACGTCGCCCAGTGTGTATGTCGCTGCGTCAGCAACGAGAATGTTCGTGGTGTCAAGAGGAACACGGTTACCGAACTGCGTCAGACGTAGCGATTCGATGACGTAGTAGGCAAGCCCTTCGTGCGCTACCGGCTCAAATTGATGCTGAACCATGAGAGGATCCAGTGCCTGTCCAGCAGTGCCGTCGTGGAACGTGATTGCCTTCGCAAAATCACGATTCACACCGATCGTAATCTTTTCAGTAACCGTTACGTTCGGAGTTATCCCCTCGTCGAAGTTCGAAGGCGTCGGAAGGAATGGGGTCATGTCCTCTGCCCGCATAAGCACGTATGTGCCGCCGCCGGTGTTGAACCTACCTTTGATTAAGACAAGGAACTTGGCGGCATTGTTTTGTGGCTTGGAGAATCCACTAAGGGTGATCTTGAACTCCCCACCACCAACCTTGATCTGGGTCAGATCTATCTGACCACCCGGAGAATCTAGTCTAGTATATACAACTGATGGGAGAAAAATGAAGTGTCGAATCTGGAGCTGTCCAGTGCCGATGACCCGCGTGCTTATCGTGGTGAAAATCTTGTATCCGTCGGCGTAGATCGCGAACAAGGAATTGGTCAGGCGACGGTTTACGGCTATCGCAACGTGCGCGTGTCGTTCCCCGTTGTCGATGAAGACTGTCGACATCCAGATCAACTGTCCACGCACTCGGACACCGCTGCCGAACGCATAAATCGCCGGACCGCCTTCTGCTGTATTGGTCAGATCCGGTAGTAGCGTCTCTGGACTATCACCGATTCGCCCATCGGGGTAGATCAGTTCGTTGGCGACGAGAGATCCCACGACGCCGCCGATAGCAGCGCCGACTGCTGCACCAGCCTTAGAACCTAGTAACGGGTTGCCGAAGTACGATCCGACCGCGGCACCAGCAACGGTGAATACCAACTGAATGAGAGTCGCGCCAAAATCCCGAAGGGCCATACCTATACCCTCTCCCTCGCTGGCTGCCTTGCCTTGCGTGGTCCTGGCATATCCTTTTCACCGCCGAAGTTTAGTTCATTCTTGTAGACATCCTTACAGGTAGTGAACTCGCCGTCGCAGCCTTCAATGGCAGTCACCAGATCGTTGATCGCAAAGTCCCTGGGGGTGTCTTCGACGAGGTGAATCGTCCCCGAGAAAAACGGCGTCAGGGTCGATTCGTCGTAAAATGACACTTCCAGTGTGATATCGACGTTATCGCTGGTCTGGAACTTGATCGCGCCTTGGGTGAACGTGTGACCGATTGGAAGACCGAGACTTGATATCTGAAAGGATCGCCGTTGCTTGATGACCTTGGCAATCGGACGGTTCGTGTAGGTCCGGTTTTCGATTTGAATGTGCACGCCACCCTGTGAGGTTCGGTCGGCTCCACAGCCTCGGCCATCAGGATCATGATCCCCGAGAGAGAATCGGCAGTTCCGACAGAACGCTACGCCGAAGTGTTCTCGCGCCCGGGTCAGGTGCTTCTGATGCATTTCGAACGTCACCGTGTCGCGATCGTACTCCGCTGACGTGATCGTGTAGGTGATCTGATCCAACGCTGACCACTTCGGCCAACGCCAATCCACCCGCCATTGAGTGACATCGGCGCCGAGGTATCGCTTTTCACGCATCGCGTCCCATCCACCGCTAGCCATGAAATTGAACCCGTTGACCACAGCATTCGCCTCTCGGTTTTCGGGCCGAAGACCAACCTCCTTGCGAGCGTTCGAGAACGCGAAACTCCCGGTTGCCACGAAGCGTACTACCTTTGTGCCACCCTCAACCACGGATGAAGTGACGCCTATCACGATGTCCTGGTCGTGCGACGTGAAGTACTCGAACTTCCCATCGATTCGTTTGATCGCCCATAGGAACGCAAACGCCGTGGTGCCTCGGTCGACTGCATCGAGGTTGCCTTGGAACGCTCCAGTGGTCATGTCTCACCCCAGAATCGGTTGATCCAGACGCCGTTGTTCGTGCTCGCAACCAGCAGCGTGCACTCGATGGCGGGTTGCGTAGACCATTGCGCCGTAATGCTGACGTCGATCAGGGATCGAAGGTCTTGGTTCCGGTCGAAGATGTTCAGGATGTTGTCACCCCGGTCCTTGATCCGGAAATCTACGATGCTGGTCGTCGCGAATATGATCTTGTAGCGAGTCGACCCCAATGGCAGTCCCTTAGCCGATGGTAGTCGGATGTCTGCGATGCCCCCTGGAGAACTCGTGTCTACAAACAGTAGGCGATGGGCGTGCAGTTGATGAAGACCGCCACCACTGAGAGCAATGACTTCAGCCCCACCCATGAGAACTTCGACTCTCGACGCCATGGCTAGAATGCCCTCCATCGCGAGTCGAACGTCAACCACAGTTTGCGAGCTTGGCCGGGGCCGATGACGTTGTTTTCAACCGTGCTCGGTCCTCCAGCCTGAATCGGCTGCCAGATGGTGCCCGCGCTGGTTCCCGTCGGGAAGTACTCGAATAGGACGAGCTTGTTGGTCGCGGACTGGTTGAAGATCCAGAAGTGTGGTCCTCCCTTCGGAGTACGAGAATCGAAACCGACGATCTCTCCGTTCAGCAGGACTGGCGGCAACCGGACGACAGTGAACCCCGCAGGATTGAAGAAGTGGATGAATCCCTGGCTGAACTCGACGTTGGTCAACGGTCCAGTGACTCCGTGCGCGCCTTCCGCGAGAGCATTCGGCCGCAGCCGATCGACATCGTCTAGCGTCAATATCTGACCAGCGACCTTCTCCTCGATCAGAGGGAGTTCGGTGCTGCCGCTTTCGACGTCTCGGATAGCCCTCAACCATTGGTCAAGATCCGCGTTGAATCGAACTCGGGTGTGGAAGATTGCGCCCCAGGTCACGACGCTTCCCTGCCCGGGTGGGATGATCCAGTTGATGGTAGCAGGGGACTTCGTCAGCGAGAACGCCACGCCCTCCGTTACCTGAATACCATCGACGCCAACAAGGATCTGCTCAACCTTGTGCAACCTTCGGGTCACCTCGAATCGAGTGTCGTCCGCATACCGCTTGTAGATCGGCATCACGAACGTCCCGGTTTCCTTGGTCGGGCCCTCGGTGACGTCGAAAGGCGTGTGCACGTCGATGTGGTTCGCCGCTGTCGTGAAGTCGTTTGGATCCTGAATGTCGAAGGAAAACGCTGCCCCCTTGCGGGCAAGGACGAAGTCGACCAACTCCTCGATGTCCGCCGTTGGAAGATTGCCGATCGACGAGACGTACTGACGCTGCGCCTGTGACCAGTGCTGTTGGAATCGATCCGCACCAGCCGCGGCCGTGAACTTGGTAGTTCGATGGCCTGGACCGTAGGTTTGCAACGTATCGACGAACTTGGTAGGCATGAGCACGTCGTGATGTCCCCCAAGCAGGGCTAGCGGCGCACCCGAAGTATCCGGCACCGAGAAGTCCGGAGCCGGTGGGACGGGCGCAATCTGCAGGTTTTGATGAAGAGGGAGGAGCACGATCAGTCCTTTTCGTACCCTCGCGCGATGAAGTAGAAGTCATTCAGCCCGGAGAAGTCATCGTCCAACGTCACCATCAGCCGATCGTTGATTCCACCATCCAGTTCGAGCGGAAACCCCATCGAATCGAAATCGATCACGGCGTGTAGGATCTTTCGGCCGGATCCGAGATCGTTCATGGTTACGCGGGAGAAGATGTTGAAGATCTCCGAGTTGCGCGTGATCGGTATGCCATCGAGGAGATCGATTTGAACGACAGGGACCTCGTCTGTCACCGCGATGGCTAGTCCGGTGGTCAGCACGGCACCAAAAGCAGCGAAGAAGTCGCCGTCGAAGGCTCCAG